GTAATCCAGAGCAAAGTTCGAGGTTGTACCCCAAACCGCTAAGAACGCTCCAACGCTCATTACATAAGGATTCTTCATATTCATGCTGTTCCGCCTATCATGGGTACATTAAAGAACGAGCCATCTGCATCGCCCTTCTTGGTAAAGCTAATATGGCAATGATGATTGTGCTTATTAATCCCAGAGTAAGGACGCCAAGCCCAAGCCTTCTTAGACGATGCGATTCTGCCATCGAAGATAATGTAACTAATTCTCTTATCGCCACGTTTTCCACAGAGTCGTAGTTGATCCGCAAGGTCAGGCATGAGGTCTGGCTTGGCTTTACCAGATAAATCCCTGTCAATATCAATGGCTCGGACGATACCTTGTTCATCAGGATTGTGGTCAGAAGGACGTGCTTGATGACGAGTGTCGCCAATCCAGCCGTCTGAGGTGCGATCTCTATCTGGGTAACTATCATCGATCTGCAACCTTAACTGTTGCCCAGCTTTGCATAACTTGGGAGTCACGCTAGTAGTAGCTTCGCTTCGTCTGCTGTGATTCCTAGCTTCTCAAGAAGTGCAGCCTTAGCAGTTGCATCGGCTTCTGCCTTTGCATCTTCTTCTGCCTTCTTTTCAGCCGCTAACTCTGCTTGATAAGCAAGTTCAGCGACTTCAGCATCGGTGAGTTCAATGATTGACTCAACGCCTGTCTCGCAGTTGATTTCGATTCGTGTTGGGTTAGGCATTTTTTACTCCATATAGGTAGGCGGTTGAGTATTGCGCGAAGTTTCCTGCATCGGGTGTAAGGGTGATTTGGTTGATTGCAGCAGTTCCAGTCCAAAGACCAGCAATCAAAGTATCGAACCAGTAGGTCGAAGAATTGTTCTCTGTTGCGCTGTCGATACTGACTGACTTCTGCGCGCTTCCTGCGTAGTTAGGCACATAGATAGAAGTGTTAGAGAAGGTGCTGGCTGTCGCGTTGCTTGCTGGCATTGTTCCAGTAAAAAGATTGGCTTGAGCCGATCCGTTACCCGAGCCAGCACTTGAGCCAACGCCGTAAAGGTTTCTGAATGAATACCCAGAAGTCGAGCCGTTAAATTTTAGGGTGACGCCCTTGCGCTGGTCTGCATCTGTTGTATCAGAGCGACCGCTTAGGACAAGACACACGTCTGTGTAAGTGCTAGGAATTGAGGTAAAGTCGATTGAAGCGACTGAGCCAGTAGCGGAGTAAGAAGCGATAAGTTCAAAAGTGTTTGCCATTATGCCGCCGCAATTCCGTAGATTGTGAAAGTGCTACCTGCTGCAAAAGAGCCTGTTCCTGGCTTCATTAAGACCGAGGTGATTGCCGCGGTATTGCGCCATAGACCAACTTCTGCACCAGTTGATTTAGCTGCATCGTCATAACGAGACAAGACAGTTTTATAGGTCGTGCTATTGCGATAGTTCATAATCTGAATAATTGCTTGTCCTGAATACACAGTTGATTGACCAGATATAGGTTGAAGAACTGGAATATAGGAGTAAGAAGTAATGCGGCTAGATGAAGCACTTGTTCCATTGCCGTTGATCCAAGTGCCAGAATAATTGTTCCCTGTGTCGCTATTGAACTGCATGCCAATATCAGACCCAGCAGAAGTGTTGATTGGGTTACACACTAGGATTAAATCTGTGTAAGAACCAAGCGAAGAAAAGGAAATGCTGGCTTGAGTGCTGCCAAGAGTGGTCGTGGCGATTGGTTCGTAAGTTGCTCCTGCTGCCATGATTTACCCCTTTATCCCGTAGAGCGCGAATGATGAGTATTGCACGATATTTCCAGAAGTGGCTGTAAAACTAATTGAACTAATAGCAGCAGTATTGCGCCATGAACCAGAACCAAAGAAAATTTGACCTGAGCCGTTGCCGTCATAACCTGACAAAATACGAACAGTTTTGTATTTGTTCGTATCGGCATAATCTAAAATGTCAATTACTTCACCTTCAAAGACATTTGAAGTTGTGCTAGTTCCAGGAATCAGCGTATAAATTGCGCTATTTGCTCCACCGCCAGCACTTGCCGCTGAACCACTACCAGTAAGTTCGTGCTGAGAATAGTTTGAATTTGTTGTATCTGAATTGAACCGAATGATATTTGAAGTATATGTAACAGCTCTATCTGTACGGCTTAAGGCGCGAATCTGCAGATGCTTATAGGTGCTAGGAATTGAAGAGAATGAAACCGAAGAAGAGCCTCCTGCTCCGACTGTGACTGTAGCAATAGACTCATAGGAGTTTGTAGATGCTGGCGCACCTGCCCCTGAGAGAAGCCCTGAGATTACGTTAAGCAATCGCGCCCACCACATACCAAGTATCTGTTGCAGTCTTGATGCAGACCGCTGTCTTGTATTGCGCCAAGGTTGGAGAAGCTGCAACTGCACCTGCTGAAAGGACTGTGGTAGTGCCAGAGGTAACTGCGCTGATTGTTACCGCTCCTGCGCCCTTGTTGAGGACTGTAATCGCTGTACCTACTGGGAACGCTACTGAGGCGTTTGTAGGAATCTTGAAGGCAATCGCTGTCGCCTTGTTCATTGGCTGTAGGACTTGGTATTGATCCGCTAAGACTGCTGTGTAGTCTGCCGTTGCGTCACTGTTGACGGTAAAGGTCACCAGACCATTCACTGTAGCGGCGGTTAATACATCGCCTGTTGTTGCTGGTAGTCCTGATGCCATTTATATCTCCTAGTAAGCCAATGTATTAGTGCCGATTATACCGTAATACGAGCTTCCAACGATGAAACCATCGGCTATTGGTTCAAGCGTTGTAATAGTGGCGGTCATCTTGTTAGGCGTGATAGACCAGTTAACGCCTTGGAACTGAAGGTTCTTAACGATAGTGCTGTTGTCTGGCTGGATATTAGTAATGAGTAGATTGCTAAAGTAGTCCAGTCCCAGCATTGTGTCAGTTGGAACTGATGGGTCTAAGAGATCCACCGTCATTTCGTCAATGCGGATTGTTGTCTCTTGACGGGTAGCAATGTATTCCTTGGCTATATTGGAGACGATGGTATCTGTCTCAGCTACAAGGTCTGTCTGTGTGACTGAGTGAGGGAAGTACTTATCGACTGAGGTCTGATTGGTGATGACCTGAACTGTGCCGCCTACGCGTCCGAGATTGGCTTGGTTAATGATGAGTTTGTCATCGAAGGCATACTTGAGGTTCTTGTAAGGAATCCCACCAGTTTGATTAAAGGCTGTTGGAGAATTAGCCAGAGAAGCCAAGACCTGCGCTCTGGACTTGAATACTGCTGTGCCTGAACCGTCCATATAGAACGCGCCTGTCTCAGAGAACTCAGCGTTCTTAAGGGCTTGAAGGCTTGTGCGGTTAGTTGCTGGGTCTGCGATACAAGTGTTAGCACCTGCTGCAACTGTGCGCATCGAGGAAGGGAATGAGACTTGATCTAGTATCTTTCCAATGCGTGTGCCTGTTGTCTGCCCTGCGCCTGAGTCGGTAATGCTTGTCACGTTAGCCATATTGAATAGGCGAAACGCGTCTTGGCAGATAATGTCCACATAACCTGTGTCTTGATTTACAGGGTAGGTATAGCGGTATTCGATTGCGTAGCCAGAGAATAAATACTTCTGAGTGGTTGCTGTTGTTGCTGAGACACGCAACTTACGAAGTGGTACAAGTTTGCCGTAATAAGGGCTTGAGACATTCTGTGGGTTAAAGTAACTGAGAGGGTCTAGGACGCGGACTGTGCATTGCCCCGCTTCATACTGGTCGCGCTGGATATTGCGACCACGGGTGATGCTGATTTCATAGACGTTAGGCGTTAGATCGACTGTAGGTTCTGGTGAAGTAGAGTCTCCCAGAGTATTAGTTCCCAGAATTCCATACTTAGGGTCGCCAATGACGAAGCCGTTATAGCCGAAGGTTGCGCCGTTGGTAAAGTCAAAGGAAACGGCTATCTGCGCTGGGAGTGCCATTAACTGAACATACCTGCGATTCTGCCAATTTGAGATGGTGAACCCGAAAGACTTGAAAGCTGCGCTCCTGCTAGGACTTTATCAATAAGTTCCTGCTCACGAATGATATTGCCAGCAACTTGAACATTAATGATGGTGTCTCCGCCACCTGTTTGCATGCCATAAGACGGGAAGTCCACATTGCTTGCTTGGTTAGCGATAGAGCCAGCATAGTCTCCATACCCTGCTACAACGCCGATAGCAGCCAGTTCAGGTGCTAACCCTGCTGGAGTATAGGTTGAGGTCATTGTGAGGGAGTTCATCTTCTTCTGAAAGTCTGCAATCCACTGATCTAAATAAGCGAAGGGATTCTTGGCTGTAGGGATTGACAAGAAATACTGATAGAGCTTGCCAGTTGAATCCTGAGCCATGAGGATATCTTTTGTCAGTTTCGTTGCTAGGTCAGCATTGCCGTTGAGGATTGCTGCTTGAGCCTCAAGGCGAGTTCTGTCCTCAGCTGAGATATTGCCCTTAAGTGCAGCAATGATTTGAATCTGCTCTAGGTCAAAGACGCTTTGTGCTTTCTTGAGTGCAGCTTGCTTCTTCTGTTCATCTGTTAGAGCCTTAGTTGCTGTGACCTGCTTCTTGGTAAGTGCTGCTAATTCCTTGGCTCTCTTGGCTGCTGCCGCTTCTGCTGCGCGTTGCTGGGCTGTTCGAGCTGCTGTACCAGCTGGTGACTTAGATCGATTGGTTGAAGGTTTGCTTTCCAGCATGCCAGCAAGTGATCCATTAGCGCCAGTTAAACCACCGAAGGTAGTAAGAAAATCCAGACCTCGATAAAGTTTGACCAAACCACCAACTGCAAAGCCAGTTGCCTGTGTAATGCCATTGATTGCCTTGGCAATGTCATCGATGGTCTTAGCTGCGTCGGTTGCTGTTGAGCCGCCGCCTATCTTTGCAAACGCATCGACAAGTCCTGAACCGATAGTTTCCTTAGCGTTCTCTCCTGCAAGTGTAAGGACGTCCATTTTGTAGGCTGTAGTTTCAAG